TCTGCTGGGACTGGAGCCAGCCTTCCGGGTTCCAGTCGGTAAGCGCGGTATGAGCTCCGTTGATTTGGAGAATGCCTCTCGAGCCGCCCGCCGTATCGGTACGGTTGAACGCCCACGACTTGCATCCGGACTCGCGCCATGCGATCCGGCCGAGGTGCGCAAGAAGTTCCGGCGGCCAACCAGCGCGGAGGGCGAGCTCGAGGACGTCTTCGCAATTGTCGACCCAGCCGACGAGCGGGATCGTGGTCGTGGTTGACGACGGCGGGAAGGTCGGCAGGCTGGCTGGGACGTATAGGACGGCCTCAGAGGCCTCATTTTGGCGTTCTGAGGCGGGTATCTGCCAGAGAAGCCCTAAAGAGGCTAGGACGCCGATTATCACTCGTATAGCGGTTGTTTCCATTAGCGAGGCTCCAACGGGTAAGGCGTTCCCCACGTCTCCCAAGAGAACGAGCGAAACGCGATTTGGCAGTTTTTGACTTGCCCGGTTGTGGGGTCGCGGAAGATTTGGACGAGCGCCTGCCTACCGTCGTCGAGCATGGCCATATAGGGCTCGTAGAGGTAGGTGGAGACTTCCATCGTCTGCTGGCCTTTCGTCGGGTATCAGAAACCCTAACGGGCTGGTCAGGCGTTGCGGGGGATTTCTGGAAACGCCTTGTCGAAGCCTTGCCTAATAAGGGTTGGAGACTTGGCGAACTGGGGCGAGAGCTCTATATGGAACCATTGAGAGGCAGGGTTGCCGCCTCCGAGGATCGTGTCGGTTTGATAGACCAGCCACTTCTGGCGGTCACAGAAGAAGCCGCGGCCGTGGGCGCCGTAGGCGTAGTCGAGGATCGCCTCTATCCCGAGGTCGGCGTTGTGCTCGACGATTCGCTCAAGCCACGGGAAGATCCGTTCGCGGCCGGCGGGGCGTCCTTTGCGTGTCCGATATCCGGCGTCCCATGCGCGGCCGGTGGCGTGGACAGAGGTTTGCTTCTTGCCGCGCATTGGGCGGACGCCGTAAGCGCCGAGGTTCGCGAGCATTCCCTCAGAGGTGCGGCGCGCCTCGAGGATCCATTGAGCGGTTCCGCCTGCAATACCCGGAGCGATCCCGTCAAAACCCGTATACGGGCGGGAACCGGGTATGCCGGGTTTAGCGGGGCGCGCCACGTCCGAAGGCCGGATCCTTAGGGTTCAACCAGCGAAGAAGCGGCGGAAGGATTGCGGCGACGCCCGCGGCGAGAAGCGTCTTCGGGTCGGTTTCGCCGGCGATCCAAAGGGTGAGGACGGCGCCAGCGAAGGAGCGGCCGTAGGAGGCGAGGAGCTGCTTGTCGCGTTTAGACATGGCGGCCCTTGTCGTCGATATGGGAGTCAAGTTTGCCCTCAATGCGGCCGAGGATTCGCTCGACTCGGGCGTGGTCGTCGTGGTTCTGCTTCCTTGCCGCTTGAATGAACGCGACAACGATTGCAACGGCGCCCGAAACAATGGCCACCACGACGGGCGTTTCCACGAAACTATTCGGCGGAACCGATGAGCGGTTGCTCGGCCATGAACTGCTGGACGGTATCAATGACCTCTAACTCTGCTGGAGTGGCGGGACGTTGCACGTCGTCGATTTGGACGATGACGGGGTCGGACATGGTCTTCTCCTAGTCCCGGTAGCCGTAGACGTACACGGTGCCGCCGGTGTGGGTGGTGGTGGCGAGTGACGTGATCGTGAAAGCCGTGTAGGACGTTGTGTTGTTTAGGTAGCCGGCTCCCGTGAGGCCATAGCCGGTCGTCAACATTGAGACATACGAGAACGCGATAGCGGTTTCGTCGGCTGCGAACGGGCGGAAGATGTCCGCGACCATGTTGAGGCTTGACGTTGACTGGCCGCCGCAGAGCCATGCCGCACCGTTGGAAACGTTGGCCGATGCCGCGGCTGCCGCAAAGGTTGCGCCTTGCGCGGACTGATAGTAGGCGGCCGTTGTTGAGCCCAGCGTGAGCGCAAAGTTGTTGTTACCGGTGTTTGCGGAGGACACGCCGCCAGCGACGACGATCCGGTAGTTCTCGTAGTCCGCGGAGAATGCGCCGGTGACCGTGGTGGTAGTCACTGCCGAGCCGATTGTCTGGGTCTTGATGAGCCACAGGCCGATTGCGTTCATTTGGGCGGCCGTGAGGACTGATCCGGCGACGAAGTCTGGGGGGACTGCCATGGTGCTCCTTAGGTTACGACGTTGAGGTCGAGGATGCCGTTATTGGCGTCGTCGAGGATGAGCGGGTAGACGATGACGGTCGGGGACGTATAGATCTGCATGGTGTGGCCGCGGTCGAAGGTGATTCGGTGCGAGACGCCCTCGAGGGCGAGCTCTTCGGATCGGTCGGTTAGGACGCCGCCGACTGGGATCCGCTTAGTGATTATGACCGTGTCGCCTACGTCGAGGGTGGCGCAAGCGTCGCGGAGGGTCGCGGTAAGGCTTCCGAAGAAGGTTTCGAGGGAGTCGAACCGTGGTTCGGCTTCGGGGAACAGGAGGTAGTCGGCTAAGTCAAGGGCGGCCGAGTTGTCGTGAAGAAGGCTCCCGTCGAGGTATAGGGCTTTTACAAGAAACTCGGCTTGGGAGGCGAGGTCTTCTGCTACTTGCTGGGTTCCGCCGGCTGGGGTGACTGCTACCCGGTTGACGATGTCCTCCGCTTTGAACGTGATCCCGAGCCGGTTGTATCGGGCTTGGGTTGGTTGGGCGAGGTCGTCGCTAAACGTGACGACCGGCGCCGAAAGGGTTACTCCAACTCGGTTCTGGGAAACGAGTACGCCTTCCCGGTCGATGAAGATCCGGCCGCGTTCCGCCGAATAGGTGATGTCGTCGAAGTATGCCTTTACGTTCGTCCCTTCGGCGATCGAATAGGAGCCGCCGCCGCCCAGCTCGACGGTTCCGGCGGAAATGTTTCGTGCTGCTCCGGTCGGATAGTTGACTTCTGCCCGGTCAAGGATTGCGGCGACGCGGGCGCCGGTAAACTCTTTAGTCGGGTTGTGCGCGGTCAGATAGGTCGAGGCGAGCCAATAGGTCTGGTCGGCACAGTAAACGTTGACCGTGTCGAGACCGCCGAGCTGGAAATCGTAGTTGTAGTTCACGATCCGACCGACGAAGAGGGTCTGCTTGACGTTGGAGGCGTCGTAGCGGGAGAACCGGATTTCGCGGCCGGGGGCGAGTCCGGGGTAGTCGGTGATGTCGTCGAAATATGGGGAGTCGTTGTCGAATGGTGAGAAGACGCCGTCGGCTCCGGTGTCGTTCAGGGTGAAGCTCATCGTCCCGGCGCCGAACTGGTCGTCGGGGTCTTTTCTGCCGCGGTTGATTGCCACGTTGAGGACGTAGTTCGTGATGCTTGCGAACGCGGTCGTTCCGTCGAGCACGAAATCGGGGTCGTCTAGGACGCCGCGGGTTGCCGAGTCGAGGGTGAATGCGTCGGGGGAGAAGCCGATGTCGACTTCGAGTTCGTAGGTGCCGCCGTTGGGGATGGTTGCGGTTGGCATTAGGCGACCGCGATATCGGCAGGGCCGGACACGTTCGTGTACTGCTTGATGGCGTCGACGACGGCGGCTCCAATGTCCGCGGAGGTGGCGAGGCCGCCGTTCACGTTGACGGTAAAGCCCATACCGGCGAACGGGTCGTAACCGGCGAGGAAGTCTGCGGGTGGTTGATAGTTGGAGAGGTCGAGGGCAAGGCCGAGCGACGAGAACGACGGCCCCGTACCGCCTCCAGCCGACGGCCCCGTGCCACTAGTGCGACCGCCGGACGAGCTTCCGGTTGGCGAGGAGCCGCTTAGGTCGAGGCCGCCCGGGCTGGTGCCGCCGGCCATGTCGCCGCGGTTCTCGCCGAAGTAGCCGAACCCGCCTTTGGCGTAGTCGGTGAGGTCGAAGGAGGGCAAGACGATTTCGGGGATGAGTTTGACGTCGCCGAACGGTTTGAGGAAACCGGGGAGCGCGTTGTATGCCTTGAGGAATAGGTTGATTCCTTTGATGCCGAAGTTGATGACGCCGACGATGGCTTCGATAATGGATTTGACGGCGCCGAAGACGACCGCGGCGATCGGTTTGACTATGGCGACGAACTTCGCGAATGCGTCGATTGACTTCCCGATCGCGAAGATGACGCCGTCGAGGTAGCGGCCGGACAGTTTGACGAGAGCGGGGCCGAGGTATCGCTCTACGAATACGGCGACCTTATCCATAAACTCGCGGAGACCGGCGAGGCTTGTTTGGTTCTCCTCAAGTTTTTCGCGGATCATGGTAAACGCTTTTCCCAGTTTGTCGACGAAGACTTTGGCGAGTGCTTCAACGACGGGAAGGATTTTCGTGTAGTAGATGTCTGCCAAGTAGAGGAATGCGGGGATTACGTAGTCTTGAAGGACGGGCAGGATTTGGCTACGGAACACTTCGCCGAGCCGTGAGAAGACGCCTTCGACTTTGGGGCCGACGACGTCGGAGAGAAACGTAAACGCTTGTCCGAGGGCGTTGTTGAGGACGTCGGCGACTTGGACAAGGGCGGGCAAGAGCCACGAGCCGACGGTCTCGACCATTTCGCCGAAGATCACTTTCATCCGCTCGAGCGCTCCGGCGAACGTTTTCGTATTGGCTTGAGCTGCTCCGCCGACTTGCCCGTTGATTGCGGCGAGGATGTCGGCGGCTGGCATTCCTTCTTCAACTACGCCGCGGAGGCCGGGGAGCATCTTGACGAGAGCGGTTGTCTGCCCGTTGAGCGCTTTACCTAGCGCGAGGGAGACCGCGTCGAGATCCTTTCCGGTTGCCACGGAGAGATCCATTGCCGAAGTGAGGGCATCTTGGGACAGGGTTACGGAGCCCGTCGCCCGGACAAGGTTCGCAAGAGCCGGCCGGAGCTTGTCGTCCGCGATACCGAACTGCATCGACATCTTCCCGATCTGCTTATCGGTTGCCTCGATGAGCGCGTCGGTCGCCCCGGTGACTTTGCGAAGTGTGTTCTCGAGTTGGGCGAAACTCTTCTGATCTTCGGCGGCGGCTTGGACTGCCTTTGCCAGTCCGACCGCGAGAGCTGCACCAGCGGCGGCGACAGCGGCGCCCGCCATCTTTGCGGTCTTGGACAGGCCGCCAAGCGACGATTCCGCCTTCTTTACGCCTCGGTCGTTGAAGTCCGAGATGATCTTGACGGTAATTGCCATTAGTACTTTCTCATTTCGGAGCCGACGCGGACAGAGACTTGGTCGATGAGGTCGGAGAGCTCACGCTCGACGGCGGCGGAGCGGGCTTCGGCTGCTGGCCACATGACGCGGGACGGGTTGCCGAAATCTCCGAAAAGGTTGTATACGAACCGTTCTCCGGGGGTTGATCCGGGGCCGATCTTGCCTCGGGTCTTTTTGCCGGCCATGTCGACGATCGCCGCGGCGGGGTCTTTTTGCACAACGGCGAGGAGGTAGTTCTTCTTCCGGGCGGAGCTCACGCGGGCTTGGACGCCGCGCTGGGCCTTGGATTGGGAATAGGGAAATAGGACGCGGCCTTTCGGCGCCCACGTCTTGAACATCCCGGACAGGTACTTGGTCGGGTATTTCGCCCTTGCCAAGTCGACGATCGGTTTCGCGATCTTTTTAGCGTCGCGGGTGAACTGCTTCCGCATTTCCGGCTCAACCTTGCCGAGCGCTCGGAGGGTCTCCTTTGCTCCGGTGATCTCGACAGTCATTAGCGGCCTCGTTTTTTAGCGCGTTCCTCGAGCACGGCGCTAACCGTTGCCAGCTCGACTACTCCGAAGGGTACATCGGGCGGCCACCAGTGGACAGCTACTAGGAGTTCGGCTAGAGCTCGTCCGTAGGTGCCGCGGAGGAAGGGTTTGTGGGGACTTCCTCCGTGATCTCCAGCGACTCAAGCCGGTTGACGAAGTCGTCGAAGACGGCGGGGACGACGACCTTTGCGCTCTTGGACGCTTCCCATGCGAGGTAGGCGAGATCTTCGACGCCGGCTTCTTTAGCCATTTCGGAGGCTTTCCGCTTGAAGCGACGCTCCCACGCGACGATATTTGCGAGCGTGGTGACGACCTCAACCGGGCTCTCTTCGCCGGTCTTTGTGTACCTAATGCGGACGTGCATTTATGTCTTCTTTCCGTGTCGGGCCGGAGCCGCTGGGGGTTACGGCGCGGTCGTGTCTGCCGACCACGTCCCGCCTTGAAACGTGACGTCGACGGTTGAGAGTTCGCCGACCGAGCCGTTGAAGACGGGCAGGGCGGCAAGGTAGGCGCCGGTGAGAATCTGGATTGGGTTCGTCGCGGATTCGTTGCCGGTTGAAGGCTTGATCTTGATCGCGCAGATATCGCCGACGAGGGGCTGGAGGGTCGCGTAGACGTCGTTCGCCGAGTACTGCATGAAGAACGTCAGGGTGATTTCGTTGTTCTGAAGACCCGCGACGAACGTCCGCGCCGTCTGCCCGAAAGAGGTGTTCTCGAGGGCTTCCTTCTGGTAGGTGTACGTCACCGAGGTACAGACGTCGGTGAGGTCAACGTTGTTGATCTCGACGAGGGCGGGGTTTGCGAGGTAGGTCGTGCCGGCCATATGGGGTTACTCCTTGGGGGTCTTGCGGGTGACTTTACGGGACGTGATGCTCTGGGCGGCGTCTTTCGCCGTGTCAAGGATGTCGGCAACCTCGACGATCGCGCCCGACGCGACAAGGGCGGCGACGTTAGCGCCCGGCTGCGGGACGAACGGCGAGCCGGGCACGCCGAGCCGCGGGGAGACGACGAGCCACGAGGTCACGGGATCGCTACCCCTCCGGCGAGGTTGATCGTCATCTCGTAGGCCGGGGCGTCCGTCCCGCCGATGTTTACCGACGTCGGGATCGCAACCGTGGCGCCCACGTTGAGCTCTGCGACCTTTGCGACGATCCCGAGGAGCTGGTCGAGGGCGTCAAGGTTGCCGGGGCCGGACGAAATGAGCATGAGGGGAACCCGCATCGCGGCAACCTGCCCGGTAAAAAACTCGAGCGACGGCGCCGAAATGAGGATGCAACCGGGCGCGATGTTCCGCGGGTCGCGCACCACGGGGACGCCGGAGATTGTGGCAAGACGAGCCGCGAGGAGGGCGAGGGCGTCGTTGAACGCGCCGGTTCCGGCCATTAGGCGACCGCGGGACGGTCGACGCCGAGGAGCTGCTTTACTTGGCTGCTCATGCCGATAATTGGGCCCGCGCCCATGTTGTCGAAGCTCGCGAAGTTGTCGCCGAGGGATCCTCGAGCCCGGTAGAGGGCGCCGGCGTACATGATCGTTCCGAGCTTGACGTCTTGGCTGGGGACGGTTGTTAGGGAGTCGACGTAGGAGGCTTCGGCTCTACGGCGCCAGCAAAACTGGCTCGCGGCGCTCGCGCATTGAGTGATGAATGCGGTGTCGTTGGCGCTGGCTGGGGTGATGTTCAACCAGACGGTCACGTCCGCGGCGGATACCCAAGTGCACGTCGGCGTATAGGTGAGGGTGCCGGAGGTGGCTTGCCGCTCGACGTCGGCGGCCGTCCGGGCGTAAAGGACTTGGTTTGCGATCGGGACGTTGACGTCGAAGAGAAGGTCGCCTTCGGTGTCGGTGCCCGTGTAGAGGTATTGAGGCAAGGCGTAGACGGTATATGCGCCGTTGAAGGTCGCGTCTACCGCGCCGATAGTGACCGACTGGCCGACGTCCAGCTCTCCGGGGGTGAGGAGCTGGACGACGGCGTAGTTGTCGAGGAGGTATTTGTGGGTGATCTGGTAGACGGCCACTAGGGGCCCTCCCGCCTAGGCGTAGGTGATCTTCTGGGCGAAGGTCGACTTCGCAAGGAAGAAGGAGGCGTACCCGTAGTACGTGAACTCCCGCGCAACCTTGGAGGGCACCTCGACGCTCATAAGGCCACGAACCTGCTCGTAGTACTCGGCGGCCGGCGCGTGGAAGACGACCATCGTCTTCGCGGCGACGTTCGAGTCGACGATGATCTGCAAGCCGAGCGGGTTCGTCGTTGACCAGTTGGTCACGTTGCCGGCGCCGAGGGTGTTGTAGCCGCCGAGGCCGGGGGCGCCAACCGCGGGGAAGAGCGGGCGCTTGTCCGCGTCAACCGTCGAGCCGAGCTTCGCCCAAGCGTCTGCGCCCATGAGAATATGGGTTGGGAAGAAGTTCGACCCGTTGGAAATGTCGCGAGCTGCGCCGTACAGGAAGAGGATGAGATCCTCCGCCGTTCCGTCCCACTGGCCGATCGTCGTCGACGCGGTGACGAAGGTGTCGACCGCGAAGTTGTCCGTGACGATCATGTACTGGCCCATTAGGTCGTTCAGGATCTGCTGCATCGCCGGGGGCGACGTAAAGTCGATGTCCTGAGCGGACAGGGTGACGGTTCCCGAGAACGTCTTCTTCGTGATCGTGTTCGCGGCGATGACCATCGTCCGGGCGCCACCGGCGCCGAGCTCGTTGGTCTGCTCGGCGACCTGCGTGTGGGTCGTGATCGTCGGCCGGATGAACGTCTTCTGGCTACCGCCGTCCGGATAGGCGCGGGCGCCGATCGCCGTGACGAACGGGCGGATGTAGTTGATGTCCTGAAAGACCGGGCCGAGGACGGGCACCGGGAGGAGTCCGGGCGTGTCGGTCGTGATCTGGTCGCCGGCGGCGGCCTGAAGGACGGAGCGCGACGCCTTGTTCGCCTCGACGAACGCTTCGTTGACCTTGCGGAACGTGTCGCCGCCGATGTGCATCGCGGCGAGGTAGTCGGCCGCGCTCGGCATCTTGAACTCGCGCTTCGGCTGGGCTGGGAGCGGGGTCGTGGGGATCGTGGCCTCGACGAGCTCGGGGGTCTGGTCGCTCATGTCTTCGTTCTCCTTGGGGGTGTCTTGTGGGTCAGTATTGCCGACCTCTTCTGCTGGGGTGTGGATTTCTTCCTCTTCGGCGGATGCGGCGATCTCGGTGATGACCGCCTCCTCGAACGCGCCGTAGGGGACGAGTGAGAGCTCGAGGAGTCGTGCCTCCGATACGACCATCGTCCCGTCCTTGTCGTACTTGAACTTCACGGGCTGGGCGCCAACAGAAACGGCGTCGTAGGCGCCAGCCTTGACCAGTTCAATTGCTTCGTCGGCGGCGGACGTCTTGGCGAACCGCGCCGTAAAGAGAAGCCCTTCTTCGGCGTCAACGAGTTCGGTGACGGTGCCGCGGAGCGCGGTGAGGTCGTGGTTCTCGACAAGTTTCGCGGCTTTCTGGTTGACGTCGAAGGAGCCGCGGAGGAACTTGACGGGTGTCCCATCGGAGACGGTCGCGGCGACATCCCACGGGACGGCGACCCCGGTAATCGTCCGCGGGGCTTCGGCGTCCGGGGCGGCCGCGTCGAGCGTGGCGTGCTGGGCGTGGAAACGGATCATGGGTTACCTCCTTGAGTTGGCGAGCTGCTCGCCGGTGTTCTCTTCAATGTCCATATCGGAAGAGTCCGAAACTTCGTTGACGGCGTCAGAGGCGGCCTCATCCTCAAGGTATTCCTCGGAGTAAAACTCGACGTAGGTTCCGCGGGGGAGGACGTTGTCCATCGACAGGGTTTCTGCGATCGCCTCGGCGTAGAGCTTGACGCCGAAGAGCCAGAGGTCGGTTCGGGCTTGCTGGCTTGACTGGTACGAGTAGGAGCCGGTGGAGACGCCGACCATATAGGGCGGGACGTTGGCGAGGCGGGCGGCCTCGAGGGCGGAGTAGTTCGCGGACTCGATGAGGAGCATCTTGTCGGGCGTCATTACCGTTTCTTGGAAGTTGACGAACTGGTTGAGGGCGGCGATCGAGTTTGTCCGTCGCGCCTTCTCAAAGGCGGCGACCATTGTTGTTAGCTCTTCGCCGGACATCGGTTCAGAACCTTCACGTTGCTGGAGGATTCCGGACGGGATCGCCGAGGCGGCGTTGCGCTTCCGGGCGGCTTCGATGGCAAGCGCCGTTTCGATTGCTTGGGGTGCCGCGTAGATCAGACCTTGGGCGGGCGACAGGAACTGGATCACGTTGTCCGGGTCGAGCATCCCGCCGTTGAAGTAGATCTGTTTTGACTGGCCGAACCAGACTGGGCCGGCGGCGTCCGGCGTGGTGATAGAGCCAGCCGGAAGTCGGGTAAAGCTGGCGGGGAATCCGTCGCGGGTGCGGGACTGCACGTACCAGAAGGCGCGGCCGAACATGACGAGATCGTCGAGCGTCCAACCCATGAGGAACTGGTAGGGGACGGTTGGGTCGGGGCGGCGAAGCCAAGAGCGCGGGTCGAGGTACATCTTCTCCCGCGTCCCGTCCATCCAACGTTCGTTATACATCCGTAGCGGCATACATCCGATTACGGACTTAAAAAGGTTCAACGATCGGGAGATCGCGGGGACGGAAATTGCCGCGTTTCGAGCTTCGCCTTCTTGGTAGGTGTAGAACTGGCCGATCAGATTGGGGCCGGCGGCTTGGGGCGTGTAGTAGCCGCCGACCGCGGCCTTGACGGCGGGGTCAGAGATCGCGGCGCGCTTCTTGCGGATCGGCATATTTAGAAGTCTGCCCTACGTTGCGGCAGGGTTGGTGGAACCGGACGCCGGGGGGTGCAACCGATCCCGACGAAAGGAGGCACGCGGGAGCGCGGCGCCCGGTTCCGTTCGGAAGGTTAGCCACCGGCGACAACGATCATTGGCTTCCCAGAGACGACGGTCTTCGAGGTGAGGGCGACCGCCCACACCATGCAACGGGCGAGTTCGATCGGCCCCGGTGATCGTTGGGATGAGAGGGCGACCGAGTTCTGGGTTTTGACGGCGACGGCTCGTTGTACGTGCTCCGCGAGAAGCTGCTCGCCGGTATGCACGACCCGTTTCTGCTCGAGCATCTGGCGGACGGTTGGCGTCCACGCGAGAAGCTCCCGATAGCCGACCGAGGTACGCCGCCCCATGAGGTGCGCCGGGTAGTGGATGTCGAGGGTTGGGGTGACGGCGAAACGGATCTTCGGGTCGGCGGCGAGGCGTTCAACCGCGGCGATCCATTCGGTAATCGTTCCGGCTTGGAACTCGACGGTCACCGCGGTTCGTCCGTCGCCGAGCGCTACGGCGCGAAGCCCGAAGTAGCGGGACTCGTCGAGGGATTGCTCGAGGGCGACGACGCCGCCGGCTGGGATGTCGACGCCGTCAAGTTTGAGTTCTGGCCAGAGGCCGGGGGTGAGCCAGCCGCGCTCGGTAGCGACCCAAAGGTTGACGGCTGCACGAAGAAACGCTGCCCGATCCGGCGACCGAGACTCCGCCTCAAGGGTCTTCAGTTTGAGCGTCCGGCCGAGGGCGGGGTTGGCATACGCCCACGCCTCCGGGCTCATCGGGTCAAGGTCAAGGGCAGGAGACCATTCGGCAAAGTAGAGGTCGCCCGGTCGGCCGGCGTCGATGAGCTGGATTCCTTGCTCCCGGTATCGGAGCATGACGTCCGACGCTTCGGTGCCCGCAGTGCTCCACATAGATAAGAGCGGCTCGGGGCGGGCGCGCATTGTCGGCAGAAGACCTTGGTCGATCGCTTCGGCGGAAACGCTCCAGACTTCGTCAACCACGATTAGGTCACAGCTCAACCCGTGGCCGACGGATCCGGTTGCCGCCTTCACAAGCCACCTCGACCCGTCGGGCATTTCGACTTGGTTTCGCCCATACGCCCGGAGCACTCGCGCCGCGAACTGGGTTTCGAGAATGTCGGCGAGCCGGTGGAAGAGCTCAACCGCGACGTCGAGCCGGTGCGCCGTCGTGAGCACAGTCTGGGGCCCGTGGGTAATCGGGCGAACCGTAAGCCACCAGCCGACCAGCGCCGTAAGAGCAACCGTCTTCCCTTGCTGCCGCGCCGTCGACACCAACGACGCCCGGTGCTGGAGCTCCCCAGCCGCCGTCTTGACGGTCATCCCATGCAATACCCGCCGCTGCCATGGCATAAGCGTTACGCCGAGAAACGTCTTCGCCCAATCGGCGATCGCGTCCGCGTCCGAATCATCCAACTCGGGGACAGTCGTCTCCAGTCTCGGCAAATCCCGCCCCATCCCGGCTGATTCGGGCTGGTTTGCGGATACGACGACTAAGGCTGCTCGGGGTGAATGGGTTGTGCCTAAAAATCCCGCAGGTTCGGCGACGTCAAGTGCGGTT